GAGTGTAGCATAATTTGAATTTATTTGTTTCAACATAGTATTCTTTTAAAAACGTATGCGCTTCTTTGAGACTACACGATGACCACACGAATTCATCTGGAAGTTTTGTAGTCTTTTTTGAAACGTCGCGTGTTTTCTCAATTTCACCTGGTGTGGTATCGTCTCGGGGAACAGGTTGTTTATCCCAATACTTATGCATGATATGTATATGTGTAATTATACTTTTAAGCTAGGCTTAAAGTTTAGAATCCTTAGATAGATATAATGTCTCTCGAAACCGATTACACTACTGTACCTGGACAAGCGTTTGCCTGTCTCTCCATTGTTGGACCCGAATGTCCTCAGAAGAATGAAAAGTTTGGTATTAAGATCCGTGGTGCTTTCGCTACCCGTGACGAGGCTGCCAATCACGCTAAGCGTCTCCAAAAGGAGGATGGCACGTTTGATATTTATGTTGTAGACCTCTACAAATGGTTGTTGATTCCCCCCGACTCTGACAAGATTGAGGATGTGCATTACAGTAATGAAAAACTTGAAGAGATCATGTCTGGCTACAAGGAGAACCAATCACAAGCGGCTCGTATGTTCAGTGAGCGCAAACAGGGTATGATGGAAACTAAGAATCATCACTCAGCTGGTGACGAGAATTCCAAGTTTTATACGAAACCTGATGAAGCGCCGATTTCTCACCCTGCAGAAGTCTTGGAGCGACTCAAGAAGGAAAAGCCTAATACTTCCATGGAAGAGCTTGTCAAGGAGGCTGACGCGGTTGTCGCTGAGGAGATGAAGGAACGCCAGAGGAAGCGAGAGGAAGAAGCTGCCTCAGTTGATGCTAAGTTGGAGGAAGTCAAGGAGGAGGGAGAGCCTGAAGTGTCATCCGCGTAAATAATATTCATATACATTAAATAAACATGCTTCGTCTAATTATAACTATATTGTTAGTCGGGGCATTCTTTATTTTGTTTTTTAAACCAAAATACAATTTAAAAAACAAAACAAGTTCTAACTCAGAGGCTGAAGCTTCAACAACTGATGGGTTTGTTGAAGATACTCAACGGGGTCCTATTCTTTTTGGACGGGATGGGATTCCTCCAAGGTATGGTGATATCGGTACGTTTGTTGCTTATGCATCTGTTTCAGAAGACCATTGGTTAAGTGGATTTCCGCAAAAGGGGGTTAATAATGACATGTACGAGGATACTGATACAAAACTTTCGACTCGTATAAGAGACCTTAGTAAATGATTAGGTGTATCTGAGGATAACAGGTTGCATAGTTTTACCCATGAAAAAACCTAAAAGAAAAACAGCAAATGCGATTATCCACGTAGATTTCTCGACGTTCGCGAATATATCCAGTTTTTCGGTTTGCTGGGGAGGAGGAGGAGGGTAATTCATTTCACTTGGATGATAATAATACGGTTGGTCTTGTACAATCTCTTCAGTATTATCTTCATTCTTCGCCTGCATTAAAGGGTCCATGTTTGGGCTATACTCAATGGGATTACCGATGTCAGTTTCCATTTCTAATATAGTTGCTGTTTTTTTTAACTTGATTCTTCCTCACTTTCACTTTCATCATCAACCACAAAATCTTTAAGGTTTCCATTTTCATCGCCGTCCTCACCATCACTCTCATCTTCTGATTTATATTCGTCTTCTGTGTCAATGAGTGACTCGGAATCAGTATCATCATGTTCATCCGTGGCATAATCATCATCTAAAACAGTTTCTATAGGTACATAAAGAGCTGGTTTCTTTATAGTACGCCCAGTTCTTGTCCTATACATTTAAGTTCTTTATGTTACATTTGTTTAAGTATCTTTAAGGGATAACTTACTGGTGATTTTAGACGGTAATAGATGCGTTCTAGCCTTACTTCGTTTACATAGAGGACACTTCTGTGTTATTTTGTTTTTATTGATACTGTATGACATGGTCTTATTGTCGTGTATACCTGAAATAGTTTCACAATAATTAGATGTTGTCATCACCATAAAATTGTTCTTATTGTCATGATTTATATTAACAATTCGTGTATCATCACTACATTTCATGTTATGATTTATAAAATATTCTAAATCTGGTTTTATTTCCATTTGTTTAATTCCTGGTTTTTCTATAATTTTTTTGATTTCAGGACATTTACTGAGAACTTCCTTTTTAGGGTAAAGTTTATCAATAATGTCATTTGTTAATTTATGTCTTCTACCACAAAAGTATTCACAAAATCCATCACGTCGTCCCCTAATTGTTTCATGTCGACTGAAACACTTTTGAAGAATCTCTCTTCCACTTATGATGAACCATACATGATTCGAACTATGATTTCTTTTTACATTTTCACAATATCTAGAAGTTGTCGCTGCGTAATACGTTTCTTTATTTTTGAATAATTTAGTGATGTATGCATTGTCCTGACCATCCATATTCTTTCTAATAAATGTCTCAATACGATTTTTCAACTCTTCGTCGTATATTTCATTATTAGTTTGATCATCAGAAAATGAACATTCTTTGATTCTAAATGATACAGAAGGTGGTTCGACTGTTATTGTCCTGGGTGCATCTGTCCGAACGGCTGACATTTTTAGGATTTTAACACTCGGTTCCGGACTTATTCTCGCGAGAGAACCAAGCGTGTACATAAACACTGGAAGATATGCCAACTGGTCAATCCTACCATTTTCACAACTTGCACACCCTTTACCACCACATGCGTCATGCTTCGCTCGTTTATACGACCATGGCATTCGGAAACCACTTCCCTTTGTTTTTCTACGTGCGTCACCGTATACAGACGAATCTATAATTTCATTCCAATCCATTGTGCTATTAAATTTTGATAGAGACACGAGAATATGTTCACGAAGTGCGATAGCTGAATTTTGATCAACTACAAACTCTGGCCAGTTAAGGTGTATACCCGTTTTCGTTATGTCACCAGAAGGTTTTGGAGGAGATACAGAGATGAGACATTCTTTAGCACCATGGAAGTTTACCGTGTCACATATAGTTTTAGATATTTCACGGATATCATCTATACCTAATGGTTCAACATCTTTGTAATCGATATCAACAAAAAAGTTATACGTCTCACTCTTTTGCTCAACAACGTAAATCCTCTCACCCGATTTTACAGACTGTATATACACATCATAAAATTCATTCAATCTATCAAATGGCACTGAGAGTTTACCTCCGTCCATGAGCACATGTGATAGATTGGTAGCATTATTGAATTTCTGCGACCAATTCTTAAACATACATTATTATTGTTCATCATCTCTAAACCATTTCATACACGAAACGTCCTGATATTCTTTCGTTTTAGAAAGTTCCTTTTTAAAGGTTAACAATTCATATACTGTTTTTTCTTCATTTTTTCCAATCCATTCTTGAATCTCTTCTTGACACATACCTCGGTTACTCGCTAACAGTTCACTTATCTGTCTTAAAATGAAAGCCTTCGACTTCATTATTTAATAGAGAAGGTTTTTCTATTATGAGAACTTATGCACGCGTAAAATTTAGGGTTTTTAATGACGTTATCAATAATGAGTTTCCATCGTTTACGTGAGTTGAACTCTTCGAGAGTATCATAACTCATGTAATCGTTTTCATCGTGCGTTTTGCGTATGGGTTGATTGTTCATCTTTTTAATTTGTGTCTTGTGCTTTTCTTCGTAAAATTTTCGTATTTGTGTCTGTTGTTCCGGACGAGAATAATTGACAAAAAATATATAGACATTATATTCAAGATCGACCGTCGGACTTTCTTTGTGTATAAATTTAAACTCTGTATACTCTCCATTTTTTAAAGAAACAACACCCCGCGTCTCTTCTTCTAATTCTCGTAAAGCACATCGTAAAGGATTAAATATTTCTCGTCGTCTACACCCACCTGTAACAAAAATCCAATCCTTAAACCGCCAATCTCTCACCGTGAGAAATCTCGGTTTTCCATCTATAAAACTAACCGGTATTGCGATTGCTTTGTACTTTTTCATTGCGCATTCGCAAGTTATAATATGTGGATATGTTTATTCCTCCTTCTTTACCTCACTTTCTTTGGTTTCAACGTTGGTTTCAACTTCTGTTTCGGGAACAACGGGTTCCTCAGGGGGTGCACTAAGATGTCTGACGACCTGGGCTGAAAAATTTCTAAAGCCATCAATATCCTTTTTAGTCTTGTTCAACTCTTTAAAAAGAAATACAAGTGCTACGGCGCATACGACAGTTGCGACAATCAATAGAGTATCTTTAGTAACCGGAATCATTTATAAATAAAAATAACATCTTCTTTTTAAGTATTCTACATCACTGCACCCATTTTGGTTTTACCGGATGCGGGACACTCGTATGGCGTCTGAGCGAATTGGACGGCTTCGTAATGCGCATTTTCACATGTTTTCTCTGTGGTTGGCGTTGTGGGCTGACCGACAAAGGTTTCAAGTGTCCTGGATTTAGGATCGTACGTCAATACAAAAACGATGGAGAGAAGAAAAACTATTTTCCAAAGCATCTTTTACTAATTAGTTAGAATATAATAGACCACCCATACCATTTTCGACCCTTAAAATGTTGTAATTTACGGCATAAATATCCTTATTTACCGACCGAGTATCGTTGATGATACGAGCGGAGTCAAGACGAGAAAAGTTGAGCGTGCCAGTGGGCTGCAACTTACCAGTCTCGAGGCAGAAAGGATACGTGAAGAGCTTAGTGGCGGGAGTGGAGTTACCATGGGAGGTGTGGTAATAGAGAGGAACCGAAGTATAGTTAGGGTTCGCAAACTTGAAGTCGGCAACATCGGTACCGTTAATTTGGAGCTTGAGCTTATTGTCATCGTTGAGGATGTCAAGAGCAGCGCTGTCCGCTGAAGTGAGATACTTGACGGGGTGGTTGAAGTTCAGCTCCTGCATCTTGGAACCGGAGGATACCGCCTTCTGTACCTGGGTGATGAGCATGTTGAGAGGTTCGGCAGCGAACATCTCACGCTCCTGGGTATCGAGGTACGCATAGTTCGCGAAGATATCCCACTTATGGTCGGCCGCGTCAGCACCCCAAGTGATCCGGAGCTCAACATCATGATATTGCAAGGCAATGAGTGGGAGAGCAGTCTGCCAGTTCTCACAGAAAGCAAATCGGAGAGGGTAGAAGCGCTCATTGGTAGCGCCACCGTAGAGATCACCGGCAACCGACTTGGAAGAAGAGGTCGCGGAGAGAGTAGGAGCGATAAGGGTAGAATAGGTAGAATCTTGTTCATCAATAACTTGACCCCCCACCATGAGTTCAACCTTGGAAATTACGGTCCTCCAATCAGCGACGGCTTGGGTTAAACTACCATTGTTGGGAACGAGGTAAACATAGTTGAGCATGTCACCCTTGCGCTCGAAGCGGACAGTGGACATGCCATGGTTGGAGACGTTGCCTTGAATGACCTGACGTTCGACAGTTTGGGAAAAATTGGTGTGACGTTTATAGGTGGACCTGAAGAAACTGACCTCGGGTTGACCCACGAGGTGGACGTCCTGAGCTCCGACGGCTACGAGTTGGGCAATACCACCAGACATTTTATAATATAGTGAGACTTTATTTTTAAGCCTAGACGAACTTCGACGAATCTGAGGGATTCGTGGGAGAACGGGTGTGGGACAATCGACTGCGTCGATTGGAACTTAGACCACATTCGCGGGCCAAATGGGGGCTGTGGGCCAAGTGACTACTAATCTGTATTGGTTTTCTGGGTCTATAGACACACCCGTTACTGGTAAATCACGTAGATTTTGGCGATACTTTACCCATGCCTGCTTGATTTCATCCGAAGGAAATGGGTAATCGGATACTGCTAAGAAGTCTGTTTTATTTAACAATTTATTTCGTTTTATAATTGTTTTTTTACGAGCTAACACGACAATATTATCTCTAACTTCTTGTGGTTCAGCGTTAATAAGCTCCATCACTTTGGCTTCAAATACTTCCTTGGGTGGAAGTTCTATTAGCATTCTTTTGGTATAAGTACCATATTGATTTTGAGTGTAACCACTTTTATCGTTTAAACTTTCATACGTCTCTAAGCCTATTGTTATTTTATCCAGAATAGCATGTTCTTCGTACGTTTCTCCATAAGCTAACCCTTTATGTTCTGCACGTGGAACCAATTCTATGAGTGCTCGTCTGTTGAATTCGATTAGGTTCATATATTATTTTACGCTATTTTAAATCCTGAGAAATTCATCTTCACGACAGCAAATTGATTACCCGTATCTATATTTTTTAAGTATACACGTACACTGGCTCCGGTCTCTAGTCTTACACATTCAGATAGACACCAAAATTCTTCTAGTGATGAGCCTGTTGATAGAGCTGGGTTTAGTTTTTGGGTGCCGTCGGTTGCCGTCCCCCGCACTTCACTAGGGGCATTATCCGAAATATGAAACGAAATCTCAAGAGTTTCATCTCCGCTCGAGGACGAGACGTCAACCATTGTAAAATTAAAGGTTAATTGATACAAACCTCTTTCTGGAACATGAAAAGTTCCAGAATCGGGATCAAACATAGAATTACGATTCTCGGCTGAGGCATCATTTTCGTGATTTTGACCAAAGCTCTGTGTAAAATTTTGAAAAAACCCGGCCTTTTGGCTGCCCGATGGTGACTCAACGGTGGCTTCAAGTCCTGCCTCGTCTATTTTCCAATACGAAAACGATGGATTATTTGAACTGATAGAGCCCGTCGCATTGATACGCCCCCTCACATCCAATTGGGCTTCAGGGACTTTCCCGATCCCGACGGCCGTGTCGCTGATGACCATGGACCGCCCGGTTCGGCCCAACCGGTACAACTTTTGGACCTCCGAGGGTTCGAGGACGACAGAGTAGAGTTTGGGGTTGGAGATTTTACCATTGTGGCGAATGTTCCCCGAATTAATATAACGGGCCAATTGGTATTCTGTGCTAGTTGGTAAATTTTGAGTCGCCGTGGTGAGCAAAACGGCTGTGAGCGTTTGTTTAACACCATTTATGTAGATAGACGACCTCACGTTTGGATCTGATGAAGTATTTCCATGATAGATCACGACTACATGATACCATTGATTAACTACAAATGTTGTCGCGGCGACTACACCCATTCCATAAAAATCATGCTGCATTCGGTTATGCTCGTAACCGGTGATAAAACCCGTATTCCCACCTGCATTTCCAAAGAAGGATAATACAGCGGTATCAGTCGATGTGGACGGAAACGCATCTATCTTAAACCATATACTTTCGCTAAAAACCATATTTCCACCAGCTATAACGATTGGCGCTGAGATAGTATCATTCGACCCATCAAAACTAAACGCCTTATCCGCTGCGGAGTAGGAGGCACCGTTCAAAAACCTCCCATGATTCCCCTGCCCCGAGATATCTGTGGGTGAGGAATTGACGGTGGTATCGAAATCCAGCAGCAACTTCTCCGGCCTAGGGGTTTCCGTATCCACGTCGTACCGAGAGATGCGGGGAACATC